AAAAAAAATCCAGGTACCGAAATACCCAGATTTTTCTGTAATTAAAGAATCACAAAGTAGATAAACAATGAACAATAATAGTATACGAAAATTGAACGAAATTGTCAATCGACTAAAAATAGAGTAAAATCAAAATCCCGCAAGGACTGAACCTTACGAGATTAAGAAGAAACAATATTTAGAAAAGAGCTTCCTCCTCTCTTTTTATAGATGCCAGTCCTCTGGCGATACAAGGTAGGTCGTGTGACCTACAAGTTCGATCTTAGTTCCTGCAGCGGGCATGTTCACTGCGTTCACTAAGACATTACCACTAGTCAAAATGATGAAGTCAAGTTTTGTATTAGGCAAAATTTGACTGTTCTTTAGGACTGCGCACGAGATCAGTACATTGTGCATAGGTCGAAAACCTTCAACGATTTTGCGACCAATTGCGTAAGTACCATTTCGATAAGCTGTTCCAATAGTGTTCAAAAATGCGTAACACTCGCCCTCTTCATTACGTTGGAGATAAATCTTTTCTCCGTTCAATAGCTTGAAGTTTCCTTCAGCGTTTTCACTTACTTTAGGCATCTTGTCCTCCTTGCTTAGTAGTGATAAGCCCGTCAGGCTCTACGTTGAACGCTTCTTTGTCCGCCAAGCGTCCGTCTTCTAATAGCATGTAGTAACCGCCATTATAAGGAACGAACGTACTTGATTTCATGTCCCCGTTGGTAGCATCACAATAATACCAATTATCGTAATACTTGATCCAGCCGGTTTGCATGGATCCGTCGCGGTTGAAGAAGTACCAGGCTCCACCGATTCGCTTCCAGGACGTAGCCATATAGCCGTCCTTATCGAACCAATACCAATTTCCATCGGTATGATGTAACCATTTTTCAGCGTACATGTAGCCTGATTCATTGAAGTAGAACCATGCTTTATTGTCTTCAATATATTCGAACTGACCTTTTGGATAAGTTCCATTAGGTCGAACATACCAAAAACCAGTGTCGTCTTTTTGCCAACCACGTTTAGGTTCAGCGGCTTGCTTACCTGCGTCCGTTAGACGATAAACGTAGTAGTAAGGACGTCCCGCATATAGCCAGCGTTCATCGTGATCATTTACGGAGATACCGTCATACGGCCAATTACAGTGAATGATATTATCACTGTCAATGAACATACCTGTATGACCACCGGCGCCAGATGAATACCCTTTACGACCCCAGATGAAGATGTCTCCACGCTGAGCGTCCCAAGGTGTATTTTCTGCTATTAGTTCATAACCGTTTTTAATCAACCAATCATGCTCGTATTCAGTATTCACTGCCCAGCCTGCTGAGACTGCGCCTGCGCTTAGTAGGGCATAGTAGATCGAACTTGAACAGTCATAAGAGTCTGGACCGTTTCGATAGTCCATGCTATAGGTCACTTGACCCTTGCGGGCTTGCATCCAAGCAATACCCTCATCAATATTTACTCCCATTAGGCCTCCTGATCGTTTTCAGCTGCGGCTTCCTGTTCCTTTTGGTAGTTCTTGCTAGAAACACCAAGGACAGTACCTGCGAAGGTAGCTACAAGAGCAATCGTTCCAGTGATAGCGCTTGTATCGAATTTATACAAGACACCTAAACCAGTAATCAAAGCAATCGCTGCTGGGACTACTACGGTTACGGTGCGCTTCGCTACGTCGTATTGTTCGTTAGATAGCTTCATTTATATCTTCATCCTCTCTAATTGGTAAGTCCTTGTATTTTTCGTACAAGGCTTCGACTTCACCATTACCTCCAAGGTTTTTATAACTTTCGAACAAAATAGACAATTCTCTAAAATGATCTAAAGTTGTATAGCCTCGCATGACCTCATGTTTAAGGTCGTGATAAAGACGGTAACGTTGAATTTTCCTAGTTCCGTCTTGTATGACGTCATTTTGGTGATTGATTGCTACTGTCGTTTGGTCGATCCCGTCGACTTGTTTTTTAAGAGTGCAAAGGGTGGTAGAGATCTCCTCTAATACACCCTTGGCCTTGTTCGATTTCCATTCGAACATCTTATTCAGTAAGACCGTAAGCAATCCGCTACACGCTGTGATAATTGTCGTTAGGACGGCCGTATCTTTTAGCCACATTGGCATAGTCCTAACCCTCCTTATCCAGCGGCTCCAGCTTCTTCAGCCTTAGACTGTTCAGCTAAAATTTCATCTTCGATTGCGTACCGAGTTTCACGCAATTTTTGTTCGTCGACTCGAAGTTCTCTACGATGCGCAGCGTAAAGGTCTGCGTCATGCATAGTCTCGGATACTTGCGAAACGGCGTTGGCGTCGATATTGATAATTGTAGTTTTAACGAGTTTCTTTTCAGTTCCTTGACCGACTGAAAACTCCGCTACCAATTGTCTTGTTTTTGTAAGTTCTAACATCTTTAGTCACCTCCTTTCTATCAATTATTATAACATGATTTCAGTTCAAATTAAATACGAAAACTTACATTATCTAAATTTAACCATTTATTATCTACCTGAGATTTTACCACTAAGCGCCCATCTGGATATACTCCTAAAATAGCATTTCCGTAGTCGTTATTCAGCGCCTGTAGATACATTGAACTTCGAGGTCTAAATCCTTCGGGAAGCATTGCGATAGTAGTCTCGGAACTGGTTGAACCCTTCCATAGATTACCCTTTAGATAAACGATTCCATCAATGGACTTGGTGTAAAAGGCGTCCCCATAGTTTGTATAGTGGTTCCAGCCGTTTTGAAGAACTAATTTTTGCCAGCTATACTGACTTAGTGTTGACATGGATACCATTTGAGTCCAAGGTCTCCAAGTACCGTTCACTTTAGCACGCATAGCTGCGACATTTGCTTCGAAGTCATAAGCTACCTGAACGATCCAATTATCGTTATGTTTAAATACTTGAACATGTTTCCATCCGTTACCACCTTGCGGGGAGTTAGATAAATTATAACCCATGTAGATCCCGGCGTTTGTTCGACTGTTCCAGTCACCACTTACGCTAAAGGACGTTCCGTTATTTTCTGTCAATCGATAATGTTGAACTTGTTGTCCACGAGCGAAGATATCTCCACCTGCGTAGATGTTACCTCTTGCGTCAATAGAGCCAGGTGTTCCTTGTTCTACAATCTTACCAACTCCCAGACGGCCGTCCTTGTCGTAGTGTAGCACTACTGATTCAGTTGCTACGGTAGCACTAAATTCAGTAGACGTAAAACGGTCTTGGATTTTAGCCTTAACTATGTAAGACTTGTCCGGCCCGTAGGTACCGGCTAAATTAGCGGACGAGTTAGTCAGTAAGGATATAGTAGTGAACGTCCCTGACGCCGAACCTCTATCTTCTACAAAGTTGTCCGAGTTCAACGGTGCTACGGAAAAGGTAATTTGCATGATATTTTTCTGCGTACCTCCTACCGTTATAGGTGCGACCTTAGCATTTCGAAGAGCTTGGATAATGGCAGGATTTTGACGAGTACGCTGAACGGAGAAATTGATAGACGGTCCATAGTATTCTATAACGTTGATAGATACATCTTGGACGTTCGATTGTTTTCCTCGCGTGTCTGTAACCCATGCTCTTACGGTAGCGTTACCATTAAAGTTCATCATACCTAACTTACCGCCGTTTTCGTTGACCGCTTGGTTCTTACCTACGAGTTCGGCGTGAAATGCTTGGATAGTGGATCCGTAAGCGCCGGAAGCATTGTTGAAGTTGACTTGAATGTTTGACATAATTTGAAGGAAGTTGTTCCCTGTTAAAATTTGTCGAACCGCTGAAGTTGTGTCCACTAAAGAGATACCCGAAAAAGTAGGACGTACAGAATCGGGGATATTGAACTTCCATCCATTTGAATAGACGTCACTACCAATTTGCGTCGTTCCGTTATAGGTTCGAATACAGATGTCCATTGTCCCGGAACTTGATTTAGGTAAGTACCTTGCTAAGTCTAAAGACGGGGTAAAGGATACGCTAGTAGTATGGTTCTTACCTAAATCTATCCAGTCACTACCGAAAACTCGGTACCAAACTTGATGCGTAAAAGAGTTCACTTTTCGATTAAAAATAATCGTATGTAAAGATCCTAGATTTCGATTTCCTTCAAAACTAGAAATCTGTGTAGACCTTGGAATACTATCCAAAGTGTAATTAGTAGAGATAGTGATGTTTCCGTGAACTCCGTTATTAGGATCAAACGAAGCCCAGACGGACATTGTCTTCGTCCCGTCACTATTGTGAGGAACAGTCACTTCTCCACTTGCGAGCGTTACTTCTTCGCCGGACGTGTCATAGTCTGGGTGACTGCTATGAACACTTGAACCATTTAACCATACGGATAGGTTACTAATATTTCCATAAGTCCATGTTCTATAAGCTCCATCGCGGTCGACAGTAGCTCGCCAACTAACTTTTGAAGAGTTGTTAGTGACGTCCTGACTAACTTGTTCGACGTAAAGGTTCAAGTGAAGAGGACCGTATGAGTTGATAAATTTTGTCATTTTATTCTCCTTATCCTACATACCGAATCACGTTCATGTCGGGATTAAACGAGTATTGTTCCGTTCTAAATCGGCCGACTTGAATGGATTGGGTAAAGATCCCGTTATCGATGTGAATGACCCCCTGCGTAAGGTACATGACTTCCTTACCTGCGGAGAACATAGAAATTCGGTCACTTGATACCTTAATGGTAGAGCTACCGTCGTTCTTACCGATAATCAATCCTTCATTAGAAGAGCTCATGTAACTGTCTACAAACTTTTTCAGTTCCCTTAGACCGCCGAGCTCTTGGATAGTAGCTTCAATTCTACTAGCAGCTAAAATTAGGTCGGCTTCCGATTTTTTGATAGCTTCTTCATTAGCTTTCATCCTACCCTCGTAAGCCTTTTCTAAGTTACTTAGTTGCTCCATCGTAGCCTTAGCTTTCAGTTCTGCGTCATGTAGTTGCGCCTTTTCAGTAAGTGCCGTCAATTGTTGATTAGTTAGCTTTTGGTTAGCCTTCTCGTCTAATTGGGACTGAATATCTTCCATGGCTAAAGACCAGTCAGTTGGTACGTTACCGAGTTCCAGTTTCATACCACAGATTTCGATATTACCAGGTCCTCGTTGACCAAACTGAATTGAATTTTTCTCAGCGTCTGCGGTAAAGGTTAGACTATACTTAACCCAAGTCTTATTATTTATAACTTTAGCAAGTACCCTATTGGTATCGTTCACGGTCCAAGAACGTATTAGTAAGGTTACATTAGGTTGGTTACTTGTAGAGCTTACACGAGCCCAGCAGGACATCGTATATCTTTGACCTATAACTAAGTTTATAGCCTGACTAAGGTCTTTGTTACCTCCGTTCGTGTTGTTTCTAACTCGAACACCTTTTAGGATACCGGGTACAGGATACTTGTCCAAGTTTACAGGTTCAGCTACTCCGTTACCTCCTGACGTACTCCACCAAGTACCGTCTAGTCCATTCTTTATAGGTAGCGTAGCCGTATTTCGAAGCAAGTTTTGAGAACCAACTTGAACATTAGCCAAACGGTCGAACCATCGATACTT